AAATGGTAAATTTGAAGAAACTGGAAGTAGAGCTTGGGGATAGTTTATTAAAGAAAAATAAATAAAGAAATTAACATTAAAGCACTTAGTTAAAAACTAGGTGCTTTTTTTATTGCAAAGAAAGGAGGGATAAAGTAAATATATTGTCGTACTGGAGGACATAAAACACCTGGATATGATATAGTCAAACAGGACTTTAAACAGGAGGATAAAATGAAAAAATTTAAACTTAATATTCAACTATTTGCTGAACCAGGAGAACCAAAAACATTTACTCAAGAAGAAGTTGACAAAATGATTGAAACTAGACTTAAAAGAGAAAATGAAAAATTTGAAAAAGCTAAAAAGGAACTTGAAAGACAGCATAATGAATCTATTGAAGATTATGAAGAAAGAATCAAAAATGCTAATCTTACTGCAGAAGAAAAGCATAAAAAAGAACTTGAAAAGATTCAAAAAGACTTAGATGCAAAGAATGCTGAACTTTCAAAAATAAAGACAGATGAAATCAAAAGAACTACTTTAGCAAAGTATAAAATACCAGATAAATTTTTAGATAGAATTTCTGGAGCCAATGAAGAAGAAATAGAAGCATCTGTTAAAGGTTTTGCAGAAACAATGGGAGAATATGTAAAATCTCTTGGTGCTAGTGGAGTACCTGGAGCTATGAATGGTGGAAGTAATGGAGGAGCTGATAAAAAAGCTCAATTAGAAGAATTAAAGAAAAAGGCTTTTGAAACTAGTTCTATTGAAGATAGAGCTAAATATACAAGAGCTAAGCAAGAATTTGAAGAACAAAATACAGGAGGTAATGAATAATGGCAAATATAGACAACAAATTACATTCAGGAAATCAATTTATTTCAAATGATATTTTAGAAGAATTACAATTAGTAAATCCTAATGTTTCTCCTATTATATCTCATATTTTAAGAGGTGGGAGAGTAGACAAAACTGACTCTACTACTATTGAATGGGTGGACCATTATGAAAGAAAAGTATCATCAACTTTAAAAAAGGCCTTGGCAACAGCAGATACTGAAATTCAAGTAGTAGATGCTGACATATTAGTAAAAGATGCTTTGCTATCTATTGGAGATGAAATAGTAAAAATTACTAATGTTAAAACTGATAATAAGGCAGATATTACAAGAGGTTATGCTGGGACTACTGCGACAACTGGAAATATAGCGATAGGGACTTTGGTGCAAAGTTTAGGAATAGAAATGGAAGAAGGAGGAGAATTAAAGGCTTCAACTGTTAGATTACCAGTTCATATTACAAATAATACTGGAATTATCTATGAACAATATAAAGTTACAGAAACAGCAAAACACTTAAATCCACATGGACAAGGTGGCTTATCTGTAAGAGAATTAGAATCTCAAAAGAAAAAAGATGAATTGTTAGGAATTATGGAAAATAAATTCTTAAATGGAGTTAAATTTACAAGTGGAAATTTAAGAATGTCAGGTGGAGTAAAAGCATTAATTAAAGAACATGGAATAGTCATAGATGCTAATAATCAACCTTTTTCATTAGATTTATTAGATAATGTTGTAAAGGCAATAGTTGATAAAGGAAACCCAGGAGCAGCAGATTTAAAAGCTGGTTTCTATTCTCTATGTGTTCCTTATACAATTTTAAGAAGTATTAATAAATTGAATAAGGATACTGTTAGAACAGATATAACTGAAAAAATAACAGGAACTAAAATTGAAGAAATAGTCACTACATCTGGTACTGTATCTGTATTTCCAGCAACTTCATTAGCAGAAAATGAGTTTATATTAATGAACTTAAATGAAGCTAGAATAAAACAATTATACCCAATTAAAGAAGAAATTGGAGCTAAGACAGAATTAGCTGATAATTATTTCTTACATGGAGAATATGCACATCAAATAACTAAATTACCATTCCAAGTGCATGTTAAAAATGTAAAAATATCATAGGAGGTAGTAATGGCTAAAAAACAAGATGAAATACTTAATATTGAAGAAACAAAAGAAATAACTTTTGAATCTAGCTATAAAAACTTAATTATAGTTGGAACTTCTATTCAATTCAAAGATGGACTTTACTCAACATCTGATGAAACAGAAATAGAAGTATTGAGAAATAATAACCTTGTGACTGAGGCAGGAGAATAAAACTCCTGCTTTTATCATATTAGGAGGTTAAGATGGATGAAATTTACAACAAAATAATTGAAAAAGTGAAAGAATTAACCGATGTTAGCAACGAAGCTATTTTGAAAATTCGAGTAACAATTTTAGTTAGAAAAGCTTTAAACTTTATGAATAGAGATGATTTTCCAGTTGAGCTTATAGAACCATTTGCAGAGCATTTAGCATTAAAAACTATCGAAGAAACAAACTTACAAGGTAATATTTCTAAAGTAACTGAAGGAGATACTACTATAGAATACAACACATCTAATAACACAACTGATGAAATGTTTTTATCGTTAAAAAGCCAATTATTTAGATTTAGAAAGGTTGGGACTGTATGAGTATATTAGATAAGTTGCATACTGATAGAGTTACAGTTATTAGATCTGTTGTAATAGTGGATGAGTACGGTGGAGCATATGAAGAACAACGAGAAATATTAAAAGATATCCCTTGTAGACTTTCACAAAAATGGTTGAGAAGTGTTACACCAGGAATGATTAATAGTAGTGGGCAAGAATATAAACTGTTTGTAGGCTTAAATGTAGATATTAAACAAAATGATTTGTTGAAAATCACAAGAAAAGCAGATGGAGAACTTTATATTTTTAAAGCATCAAAACCTTTAGCTTACAACATAATAAAACATAAGGAAATATCCTTGACAGAAGTATCTGAAAACGAGGTAGATTATGGAACTTAAAGGATTTAAGGAATTCGATAAAATTCTTGATGAAATAAAAACAAAAGCTCCACAAGCTACTGAAAAATTTTTAATGTTACAAGCTGAAGATTTAAAAAAAGATGTTAAGAATCTAACACCCGTCGACACTGGAACTTTAAAAAATGCTTGGCAAAGAGAAAACGGAAAGAGATTAACTGGAAATACATTCTCTCAAATTGTATTTAACATGACTAATTACGCTCATCATGTTGAGTATGGTCATAGAGTTGGAAGAAGCAAAACAAAATTTGTTAAAGGTAGATTTATGCTTAGAACAGCTGTATCTATGAGGCAAATTAAATTCTATAAAGATTTAAAAAATTTTTATGGAGGATTGATAAAAAAATGAAATGGGCAGATATAAGAAATGCATTAAATGAGATTATTTCTGAAAAGTTAAAAATAAACCCATACAGTGAGGATATAGACAATGTCAAAAAGCCTTGCTTTTATATTGATTTAGTTAGCTATAAAAAAGAGTTTAACTCTGAATATAGAGAACTAAAAACTATAGATATTGATATTATCTATTATCCAAAAACTAATGGAAAGCTAACTAATGCTGAGATATTAGAAAACTTAGAAAACTTAGATGATGCATTTGAAATAGAAGGGAAAAAGGTTTTGCATGTGCTGGATAGATATCTAACTTTAAGAAATACAGATATAACTATTGTAGATAGAGTTGGGCATTATGTCTTTACATTGAGTTTATATGATTTATACGGAAAACCTTATGATTATGAGTTAATGCAAGACTTAAAATTAAGATTTAAAGAAGGAGGTAATAATTAATGGGAAATGAAGTAGGACAAATAAAGCCATTCCCTGATTTGAAGGTCGCATTTGAAACTTTAGCTAGAACAGCTATACAAAGAAGTGCTAGAGGAATTGCTTGTTTAATTTTAAAAGATAGTAAAAAAACTACAAAATGGGTTACATTAAAAACTATAGCTGATTTGAAGGATAAAGAGTGGGATGCTAAGAATGTTAAATACATTAAATTGGCAATGCACTATGGAGCTAATAAAGTATTGGTAAGAGTACTACAAACAGGTGAAAACTTAGATGATGCTTTAGGTGAATTTGAACAAAGAAAAATGCAATGGTTAGCTTATCCTGCCGCAGAACAAGCAGATGATCAAAAGTTAGTAACTTGGGTTCAGCAAGTTTTTGGAACTGATGGAGCTATTGGTAAAAATGTAAAATATGTATCTAGCTTTGCAAACAATACAGATCATGTTGCTATTGTAGAACTTGCTAATCCAGGAATATATAAATCTATTTATGGAGATTTTACGGCTCAAGAATACACAGTAGCGATTGCAGGACTTATCGCTGGAATGCCAATTAATAGATCTGCTGACAATAAAGTTATGAGTGATTTAACAGAAGTTGAATACTTTGAGCCTAAGTTAGGTAAATTTTCTCTTTATATGGATGATGAAAAAGTTAGAGTAAACTATGGAGTAAATTCAAAAACTACTTTCGATAGCGTTTGGAAAAAAGATACTAGAAAAATAAAAGTAGTTGAAGGAATGGGATTTGTAGCTGATGATATTAAAAATACATTTAGAAATTACTGGCAAGGTATTTATATATGTGACTATAATAATAAGATGAACTTTTGTTCTAACGTTACTAAGGTTTATTTTAAAGAAATGGCTCCAAATGTCTTAAATGGCGATTACAACAATAAGATAGAAATAGACTATGAAGCACAAAAGAGATTAGTTATATTAGATGGGAAAGACCCAGATGAATTAACAGAAATGGAAATCTTAAAATATCCATCTGGAGATGATGTGTTCTTGAATGGAGATGTCAAATTTTCTGATACTATGGCAAATCTTAGCTTAATCATTAAAATGTAATAGGAGGTAAAAATGGCAGATACAAATATAAGAGGTTATCATACCATCGCTGGAGCTCATGGTACTCTTTGGATAGATAATGAAAAAATAGCAGAATTTTCTAAGGTTAATGCTAAAGTTACACCTGATAGAAAAGATGTACAACTAGGATTATCTGTGGATAGTAAAATTGTAGCTTTAAAAGGTGAGGGTAGCATCACTCTTGAAAAAGTATATTCTAGAGGAAAAAAAATAGCCGAGAAGTTAATAAAAGGACATGATCCAAGAGTTAGGATAGTTACTAATTTAGCAGACCCTGATACACCTGGAAAACAAGAAGAAAGAATCTCTTTAGATAATGTTTGGTTTAATTCAATAGATTTGATCAACATTGCTAGAGGAGAAATTGTAGAGGAAGAATATCCATTCGGATTTACACCAGAAGATTTAGCTTATGAAAATGATATAAAATAGGAGGCTTAGATGTTAATTACAGCAGATATGCTACTTGAAAATAGTAAAAAAATAAATAGTGATAAAAGAGAAAAAGTAAAAATCTATGTAAAAGAATTAGATGGCGATTTGGATTGTGAGCTTTTAAACAAAGAAGATTACTTAGATTTAATCTTGTCAAAAGAAAAGGACAAAGATTTAGAAGTAATTTATAATTCTTGTCCTATTTTTAGAGATGATAAATTAATAGAAAAGTTAGATTGTAAGAGTAATCCTGTTTCTGTTGTGAGCAAAGTTTTAAAAGACCCAACTATTTATAGACTAGCAGATTTAATCTTAGTAGCTTCTGGATATGGAGAAAAAGATTTAGTTAGCATAGTTGAAGAAACAAAAAACTAATAGAGAGCGACTGGAAATTAAGTACAGTCGCTCATTATTTAAATAGAGGACATAAATTAGAAGAACTTAGAAAACTCTCAGAAAAAGATTTATTTTACATGTACCTTTTAAAAGAATAATGCTATAATATAGTATATTAAATTCATTTTAGGAGGGAAGTTTTATGAAAAAGTTTTTATTTGTGCTATTTATTTTTATTTCAGTTATTAGTTTTGGAAGTGTAAAAATTATAAATGGTAAATCTTCTGATGAAAAAAGTATAGTTTATAAAGATAACGATTGCACATTGCAACTGGATTATAAAAATTTTGATTGTGTGGCTATAACTGTAAAAACTTCTAGTTTTGCTAGTGAAACAGAAGATGAAGTAGGGTTTATGGTAGATAGTGGATACAATAGAACATTAAAATATAAAATTCAAAAAGATAAAAAAACTATAAGTTGTAATGCAGATAGTGCTATAAATGCAAGAATAATTAAAAACATAGTCTATGATATGGAAAAAGGATATTTACTTATGATAGATTATGTTGATAAAAACGATAAGATAGTAGCTAGAAATATAAAACTAGCTGAAATAAAAAAAGCAATAGCAGAATTTAAAGCTAGTCAATTAAAAAATAAATAACAAATAAAATAATTAAATTAAGAGTAGTTTTAAACTGCTCTTTTTTTATTGGAGGATTTATGAAAGATGAAAAAGGAATAATATTCCCAATTTATGATGATAAAGATAATTGGATTGGGAACATATTAATAAATGAAAAATTAGAAGTTATAGATAATTTAAAAAGTGGATATCATATAAAAAGAGGGCTTTTGCCCTCTGTTGAAACTAACTAACAGTATATTTTTTCCAAGGTATTCTTCTAAAATCAATACTTGCTAAAAATTTAACTATATCTTCTCTACCATGGTAAGTTGGAATCCCTTTGGAATTTTGTGCCATTAAAATTATTGGAATTCCAGTAGGAAAAAATTGAGAGAAACTTGCTCTTGTTTCTTCTCTGGTAGATGATGATAGAACAGAAGATTTTACAACAACTATAGCAAAAGTAACACCTTGTTCTTTTACTAATGCACCATCAAAAGTCATGATTTACCCCTCCTCTCCTAATTCAATATTTGAGCCCCCTCTCCTATATTGAATTATAACTTTAAAAGAGAAAAAAGTAAAATTTTAAAATTTCTCTTGACTTTTGTATCACGATACAATATAATGTATTCAGATACAGAAAGGAGAGTGAAATGTTTTGGGAAAAAGTAGAGCTGATTATTTTAGAGAAAGGCGAAAAAAATTAAAAGATTTTGGAGTTTTAATTGATAGAGAAAAACTTGAAACTTTTGAAGAAAAATTAAAAGTAGAAAATAAATCTAAAACAACTTGGCTCAATGAAAAAATTGATGAAGAACTA